CACTCAGAAAGGAGCATTTATGAAAACAGATTTCTCAAATTCTGCCGTCTGGAAATCGCTCGAAAAACAAGCCTATCAGGGAACAATCGAAATCAGTGACTTTCCGCCTGTGGAATACAAGTATTTCAGCGAACTCCGGCAAATCTATTATGCGTTCAAATTCGAGGGCTTATCTCAATCCGATGCCGAAAAGCTGAAAATCAAACTGTTCCGGCAGTATCAGGACGAAAAGCAAAGCTATGACAAATATCATCAGTTCGTCAAAGACTGGAATCAGACTATTATCAAATCCGAACTACTCAGAAGCCAGATTGCAAAATCTTCCGATATTGCAGAAAAGCTGAAACTCGCTGTCGAGTGCATCGGCATTCTGACCAGCGATGCCGTTTTCACCAGAACCGAAACAGAAAAATTAAACCAGAAAGGAACAGAAGTATGAACAATAAGATTTATATCACAGAGGAAATGAAGCCTGAAAAAGAATGGTTTGAACAGGCACGGATGCAGACAATCGAATCTCTGCCCGATTTTATGAATCATCTGATGAATGACTACTATCACGATTATGGAACGGTCTGCCATGCTGTTGCTGCCTGTGCTTTGGCTGCTGTTTATGCTGCTAATAAATCAGAAAGCGGCGGCATTACAGGTTTTCAGGCAGGTTTTGTGATGTGGGATTTTATCAGACAAATGAATTACCGCTCCAACGAATGCGGTATGAAACTGCTGAATTATGATGATATGCTTTATCCGCAGTACGCATACAAATTTGAAAAAACGATTGCACCTGATACATGGAAAGCCTTGCAGGAAGCCGCTGAAAAGAAGATTGAACAGGACAGCGAATATGCGCATCCGGAAGTTCTGAATCACTGGAAAAGTATTGCAGACGGAAATGTTCCGTTCGGCTATCAGGTTAAGGGGGAATAAATATGATTGAATTGAAGCCCTGCCCGTTCTGCGGCGGCAAAGCAGAGTTCAGTCAGGTGCGCATTTCGCAGAGCCGGAAGAACAGCGCAGTCCGCTGTACCAAATGCTTTATCTCCTCGCCCTACTATCACAGCGAAGATGCCGCCGCCGAAGCTTGGAACCGCCGAACCCCGGAACCAGAAAGGAGAATCCCTTAATGCGTAACTATCAGCCGAAAAAAAATAACCCTTGCAAACTTCCTCACAATCTGTATATGCAGATGCTGTATCTGGTGAGAGATTACGACCGCCTGAAAGCAGAACGCGCTGACATTCTACACAGTACGCCGATTCATGACGGCACTGGTCATACTTCCGGCATCAGTTCGCCGACAGAGGTCAAGGCTGTCCGGCTGTCAGAGATTAATGCTGTCTGCGATAAAATTCAGGCATCATTCGACGAAGTCCCCGAAGAATACCGTCAGGCGATTTTGAATAACATCTGCTATGGTTCGCCTTATCCGTACACAGCGCACCGAAATACCTATTCTTACTGGCGTGCGAAGCTCCTCTACAGTCTTGCTAAAAAAATGAAACGTCTGTAAAAAATATTTGTGCGCACGGGGAAAAAATATCTGCTATAATAATACTATGGAGTTATGGGATTGACTCATGCAGAAAGTACCTCCTTAAGAAGAAACACCGGATTTCACTCTTCCGGTGTTTCTGTTTTTTACATACTGACAGGAAGGTGATGAAATGGGCAGACCGAGAAAATTCAGTTCTGTAAAGGCACTGGAAACCGCATGGGAAGAATACAAGGCATACTGTAATAACAAAATGGTTCTGACCCATGAATTCAGTCAGAGAAGCAGCCAGTTTGTCAGTGCGGAGCTGAAAAGAAAAGTGACTTATACAATTGAGGGATTTTGTGTCTATATCGGCATTTCAAGGGCTTCTTTCTATGAACGCTATGCAGAGAACGAACAGTTTGCTGACATGGTTACTAAGATGAAAGAAGAATGTGAAGTCGATGCAAGAGAAAAGTTCGAGACAGGGCAGATTCCGACTCAGCTTGCAGGTCTGTGGATGAGCCGTCACGGCTACACAACAAAACAGGATAACAATATCAGCGGAGCAGTTCCGGTGGTGATTTCCGGTGAAGAACAGCTCGAAGATTAACGTCAGCCTTCCGGAAGTTGTCGGCAGAGGTTACGGCACGTTCTGGAAGTTCAAAGGCAGATACAGAGTCGTCAAGGGTTCAAGAGCATCGAAGAAATCAAAGACAACAGCACTTTGGTATATCGTGAATCTGATAAAGTATCCGGAAGCGAATCTGCTGGTTATCCGGAAGACTTACCGAACGCTGAAAGACAGTTGCTTTACAGAACTGAAATGGGCGATTCATCGGCTGGGTGTTTCTTCATGGTGGGACATCAAGGAAAGTCCGCTTGAAATGACCTACAGACCGACCGGACAGAAAATCTATTTCCGCTCGTCTCGTTCTATTGTTTCGTCAATTGCCCGGTTGATGAATGCATTCAGGCTTTCGCCCTGCATTTCGGCATGAAATTTAATCTGTTCTTTCTTGTCTTTTTTCACGCGGAGCCGGATATTTTCATAGTGTTCTTTATTATATTTTTCAATGCGTTTCTGCTGTTTTTCTTTATCCATATGCTCACCCCCTCGGATAGTTCTATTATATCACAGGAAAAGCAAAAAGAAAAGATAGTTTTATTTAGAAAAACATATTTTAAGATATTGAAAAGAATGGAACCATATGTTAAAATAAAATGGAACCATACAAAGAAAGGCGGTTATCTTATGGATTATTTAGAAGAATTATTCCGGCACTGGGAAGAAAACGGAACTGACAGCGAAGAACTGCATCACGCACTGACAGAAATCTATCCGGAAACCTGCGAAAAAGAACAGGAAGTTCTGCTCCGGTGCGTATCTGCCGAAAGGCGGAATGCGTTCAAAGCAGGGTTTGACTGCGCGGTTCAGCTTTTGAAAATGGGAAAAGAACAGGAGTATCCCGGCGAAGAATGGCGGAAAATCGAAGGCTATGAAAACTATTCTGTCAGCAGTTACGGCAGAGTACGGAATGATAAAAGAAAGAAAATAAAAAAAGCAATCATAACTCCGGCTGGTTATCTGCGAATACAGCTTACAGACAATAATGGCTGTTCAAAAGCATTTTTTGTTCATCGGCTAGTTGCACAAGCATTTATTCCCGAAGTTGATGGCAAGCGTTATGTAAATCATATTAACGAAAATAAGCAAGATAATCGGTTTGGCAATCTTGAATGGGTTACGCACAAGGAAAATACCAGACATTATATTAATTTACATACAGAGGAAAGAAAAAAACACATGGGGAAAATTACCATGATAGCCGCTGAAAAGAGCAGTAAGCCTGTATTGCTGTACAAAAACGGCATATATGTCAGGAGATTTCCCTCAATCCGGCAAGCTTGCAAATTTGTGGGGACTGATTATTCCACATTCAAAAAATATTTAATTGAAAAGAAGATACACCCCAGTAGTTATGAATTTCGATTTGAGGAAAAATAATTTCAAGGGCTGGGCGTATCTGTACGCTTACCGGAACAGCAAAGATAAATTATCATTCCAGTGCGCTGACAGTCTGAATGTTGTCGAAGCTGACGGACGTTTCACTTCTGACGGAAAAGATTACTATCTTTACCGCTATCCGGAGCGAATCAATATCAAGGGCGATATGATTTACAGAATCGAGGTCTTTGACGATACGTCAATCACCTGTTTCACGCAGACAGCGGACGGACTTCCGGAACTGGATAAATCCAGAAAACCGAATCCCCGTCCGAATGTGATTTATCAGAAAGAAAATGACGATACGACCTATTTTGAGGGACTCGGCTTTATGCCGTTTTTCCGGCTCGATAACAATAAACAGCGCGTTTCCGGTCTGAAACCTGTCAAAGCTCTGATTGATGACTATGACCTCATGGCTTGTGGACTGTCAAATAATTTGCAAGACCTGACAGAAGGCATTTACGTCGTCAAAGGCTATGAGGGTGCATCTCTGGACGAATTGCAGCAGAATCTGAAAACGAAAAAAATGGTCGGCGTTGATGAAAACGGCGATGTCGATATCCGGACAATCAATATTCCGACCGAAGCCAGAAAAGCCAAACTCGAACTCGACGAAAAGAACATTTTTCGTTTTGGCATGGGATTTAATTCGTCGCAGGTAGGCGACGGCAATATCACGAATATTGTCATCAAGTCGAGATATGTCCTGCTCGATTTGAAATGCAACAAGCTTGAAACCCGTCTGAAGCAGTTTCTCCGGAAGATTGTAGAAGTCGTTCTGGATGAAATCAATCGGCGGAACGGCACGGCATATCAGTCCGAAGATATGTATTTCAGATTTACAAGAGAAACGCTGACAAACGCATCTGACAACGCGCAAATCGAACTGACCGAAG